TTTTAGTTGATGCTTATAAGCGTAATTGGATCACTAGCCGTGATGGCAATGTCAGCATTCGTCATCATGACCGCAATTACTTTTATATCACACCTAGCGGTGTTCGTAAACAGACACTACAACCAGATCAGTTTAAGAAGATTAAAATACAGCAAGTCCCGCATGCCGCACCGCCATTTTATCTGAATGGTTGGGAAGAAATGGAATATACTGATATCAGTAAAAATTTAAAACCAAGCGGCGAGATACCTATGCATTTTGGTCTACAACGCATGTTGGGTCAGCATAGCCATGATGTTCGTGTCGTAGTACATATTCATCCTACTTATATTGTCGCGGCAATGCATGCCGGTATACAACTTGACAAGTTAGTGAAAGATTTTCCAGAGTTAGGTAGATATACGAAAGTAGCACCTAATGTACCTGATGTTCCTCCTATCAGCGAAGAACTCGCACAGGGCGTACATAATAATCTACTACTTGATCATCAGGGATATACTAAGTATGACATCGTTGGAATAAAAGGACATGGGGTCGTTAGCATAGATACTAGCCCATGGAGAGCATACGAACACATTGAACGATTAGAACATATCTGTAAAATAGTACTAGCATCAGGAAATTACTAATGAGTAAAGAACAATACAATCTAAAAACAAAAACAAATTACCTCACACGAAAAATGTTCCTCGACCCAGAAGGTCCTGTGACCATTCAAAGATTTGAGGAAGTCAAATACAACAAGATACAGAAATTAGAGCAAACTGCTAGAGGTTTCTTTTGGGTTCCAGAAGAAGTCAGCCTAACTAAAGATGCTAATGACTTTAAAGAAGCAAGCGATGCGGTGAAACATATATTCACTAGCAATCTATTGCGCCAGACTGCACTTGATAGTTTACAAGGTCGCGGGCCTAGTCAGATATTCACTCCAGTCATATCATTACCTGAATTAGAGGCATTGGTATATAATTGGACATTCTTTGAGACTAATATTCATAGTCGCAGTTACAGCCACATCATTCGTAACATCTATAATGTACCTAAGGATATTTTCAATAGTATCCATGATACAAAAGAAATTGTTGACATGGCAAGTAGTGTAGGCAAATATTATGATGACTTACATCTTATCAACTGCAAAGTAGAAGCAGGTGAAAAGGTAAAAGAAACTGATCATATCAAAGCGATATGGTTAGCACTCAATGCCAGTTATGCATTGGAAGCATTTAGATTCATGGTAAGTTTTGCAACTAGCCTCGCAATGGTCGAGAACAAGATTTTTATCGGTAACGGTAACATCATCAGTTTGATCTTGCAAGACGAACTATTACATAAAGAATGGACTGCTTGGATCATTAATCAAGTTGTCAAAGAAGATCCTAGATTTGCAAAAGCAAAGCAAGAAACAGAAAAAGAAGTATATGACATGTATATGGATGTCATCCGTGAAGAGAAAGAATGGGCAGATTATCTGTTCAAAAAGGGAAGTGTTATTGGTCTCAACGCCAATATTCTAAAAGACTTTGTTGACTATACAGCCACCACAGCACTCAAAGATATAGGATTAAAGTACCACCACAATGCACCTAAGACCACACCTATACCGTGGTTCAACAAGCACAGCGATACTAGCAAGAAGCAAACCGCATTGCAAGAAAACGAGAGCACCAATTATGTCATTGGTGTTATGAGCGATCAATTAAATTACGACGATCTGCCCTCGCTATAATTACATATAATAAGGAGAATAATATGAAGGCTATCATTTGGAGCAAGCCGGGCTGTCCTTACTGCGTACAGGCCGAGAAACTATTAGAGACTAAGGGATACGAAATCGAAGAACGAAAGATTGGATTTGGTTGGAATAGAGAGCAGTTGCTTGAAGCAGTACCGAACGCAAGGACAGTTCCGCAGATATTTCTAGACGGGAAACATGTCGGTGGATACGACAATTTAGTAAAACATTTTAACGAGGCACAATAATGGATATCACAGCAGGACAGACATATAGTTTTAAACTCAATAGCGGCGAAGAATTGGTCGCTAAACTAGTAAAAATTGAAGATGGGTTTTATTTGATCAGCGACCCAGTAAGCATTGGACCCGCACCTAGCGGTGGATTAGGATTAGTGCCCAGCATGTTCACCGTAAATATGAACTCAAATGTGAGACTAAATACTAATAGTGTCGCATTAGTGGCGGATACAGATGACAGCGTTAAAATGAAGTATATCGAAGCCACTACAGGAATCAAGGTTCCTGATAAGAAAGTTATATTAGGATAATTTAATGCCAAAATTAAGTCGTAAGGGTGATAAGAATACTACAGGAGGACAAATCATTCGCGGTGCAGGCACCGTGTTTGCCAACAATAAACCTGTAGGATTGCATACTAGCAAGATCACACCGCACGACCCTAAGAAAAACAAGAAGCCACACAATGACGCTAGTACCACAGAAGGTAGCCCTACTGTGTTTGCTGAGGGTGATCCTGTATTAAGAGTGGGTAGCGGTAATACATGTGGTCATAAAATTGTTGAAGGTAGCGACGACGTTTACGTTGAGTAATCACGATGGCAAACTCAGGTAAACAAAGCCCATTAGGTGTAAATGTTCTAGGTTCTTTATTACAGAACATAGGCTTTTACATCAACCCTACTGCACAGAGTTACATGGGTGTGAATAAAAGCACTCAAGGATCTTATAGTCCTGGTAAGATCGTCAATGATACATGTTTGAAGTGGTTGACATATGCTATCAATGACGCATATAAAAGAGGTTATGCTAGTGGAGGGTCAACTGTTGACAAAACTACATATGATAATCTTTTAAATATAGGTCAAAGTAGAATCGCGGCATTAGGAAACAGTCCTCCTCCTACATGGGAAACTACTGATCCTGGTAATGTATGGGTCAATCAATATGCAGGTACTAGTACTTCAACTCCAGGTTACACTATAGATCAAGCAGGTAGTCCTGCAAACTCAGGCTATGGTTTTTATAACTGGACTGCTAGTTATGAAGATTATGTTGACAATAGAGTAGAAGCATATAAAGATGAAGGTCAGTTAGCAAGTTGGTATCCCTTCTTAGCAACAGTGCCTAACCCATATGGGTCTGGAAATGTAGATGTACCTAATGTAGGCATCACTCAGTGGGGATGGGTCCGTTGCATGGCATTGCAAGCATGGAACGAATTCAACTGGAACGGTCAGACGATTGAGCAAACTGACAACACACCCACAGGTAGTCCAGCATATCAATTTTTTGTAGATACATTCTCTACTTGTGATAGTTTCAAAAATTATAGCAACGAGGCTATATTTGCAGTAGAAGATAGTCAAAGTTTCTTGCGAGGGACTTTCAGCAACCAAGATGATTTGATCAGCGCAGATTTAGCGGGCGTATCATTGTCAAGCAGAGCGTTTGGTCAAGATTTAATAAATCTAGGAAACGGTATAGATTTCAATTATATCAAAACATTTGGATTACCGTCAAGTTTATTACAGATATTAAAGAAATATAACGGATTGACTCAGCCAGTCATTCTAGGATTACTAGCATCAGGTTTGTCACAGAATGAGATAGAATCTATCAGTAATGGTAACATAACACCTACTAAAGATCAAGAACAAAAAATATATGGAGCGTTCTTAGTAGTAGTTAACAATGATTTAGAAGAAATCAAAGTAATATTAAATTGTAAGACAAAAGGGTTAACATCTTTAGCAGATTTATTGAGCGTCAAAAAGATGTTCCCTTTGAGTTACACAACTTTGACAGTTCCTATATACAATACTAATCCTGGTCCTACTAACAGCAAAACATATTATTTGTTATTCATCAAGCAAGAATTAAATCCACAATTAGTATTACCAAGAATAAAAGAAATAGTACAGACTATAGTACCACCACAGCCTCCACCGATAGTGATAGAGCCTACTCCGTTACCACCCCCACCTCCGCCACCGAAGATACCGGAACCGGAAGTTATTGTTATACCTCAACCCCCTTCTATACCAGTACCGTTACCACCTCCGGTGCCACCTGTACCGGTACCGCTCCCATTACCTACTGGTGGAGGCGGCGGTGGTTGCGTAGCATTAGAAAGTTTCGTGCCATTAGTAGAAACAGAAGAGAAACACAACAAGCGTCCTATCACGAATGCTTGGATGTTAGAAAGTGGCATGAAGATCAGTTTAGGTACAGAACAATTAGAGATAGTAGACGGCCAAGTAGTCAAGACACTGAACGATTATCAGCCTTGTGTTCGTATTAGCACAAGTGATGGTATCACATTAGTATGTTCAACTACTGCTCCGATACTAACTAAAGACAAAGGTTTTATTCCAGCAACAGAAGTTTATGGTCATAGTGTAGCAGTCATGCGCGGTGGCACTACATGGTTTGATGAGGTTGTGGGATTAGAGGATGTCGGTATGAAGTTCGTTCGCGTTATCGATGCTGGCAATAATAGTTTCTGGGCAGGCGAAAGACCCGGCTCATATATATTGCACCATAATGTTCCTATCAATGAACAAAATGAGATGGAGAAGAAATAATCATGGCTGACGAACTAAATTTCCAGATACCACAGCAAGGCTTTGACAGTTATCTTTATGGAATCATTCCTGATGATCAGGCTGTATTAGCCGGTGCCTTTAGCGTGAGTATGCAACAAGTTCGCAATATCGACAAAGTAGATGCAAAACAGTTTGCTAAGATTGCATATAACATGGAAAGCACCGTAGGTCTACCATTAGTAGGTGGTACTGACATACCAACAGATACGCCATTGTCTACTGCCGCCAAGATCAAAACAGCATTGGGTAGCGGTGTATATGGTACATATACTACTAGCAATTTCTTTGGTGCTATGAGTGGATTACCTTATCCTTGGGCAAACATGTATGACAAGATCAAGGAATTAGAGACACAGACACTTTATACAATATATCAAAATTTATATCTTGCAGTACAATGGGAGCAAGCAACCGCAACTGTGCAGTATTCTAGTTATGATGATGGATTCGGTACAACTTATTACCATGTTGAAGGAGTTACTATTACTGATCAAGGAGGTGGTTATTTGCGTGAAAATGCCGCACCTCCTACTATAACTATCAATGGTGGTTCAGGAGCAACGGCCACATTAACTATGGGAACAGATGTTAATAGTGTAGGGTCAGACGGTGGTGGTCAATATGGCAGAGTGTTAACAGCGACACTAACATCTTCAGGAACGGATACTACAACTATACCGACTGCGACTATTACTGCACCACCTGGTGGTGGATGGCCCGCAATGAATACTGTAGTGCAAGGATACATCGATGCTGCCAATAATGAGATACAGGCTATAACTACTAGAAGCGCACAGAACTTCAACGCAAGTAATGTATTAAACACATTATGGAATATAACAGGTATCGCATTGAAGCATGAGCAAAGAGCGAGATATATCGCTATGGCTCCAGTACCCGTTCCTTGGGATAATAGAGTGTCAAGTTATCCTACATCACTATATGTCATGGTAGACGGCATCCCGGATTTCGCAAAGCAGACAGAACCTCACATGGCTGCGCAAACATTAGAACATATTAGCGATTTGTTGACGACTGGCGGTCAAAGCGTAGTGGCTATGATGCGTCAAGAAAGAAACCAAGATAGATTAGCAGAAGTAGGTATAGAATTAGATAACAATTTAGCAGACAGACTAAGTGTAGATTTGACAAGGCAACTGATGTCAAATGGTGTATTACCCGGCGCAGTAGAAGGTATAGAGAGTCCTAACGGTAACATCTATACATTGCCTGCATGGCCAGAAGATACAGATCCCGTAGCATATTGGGATTGTAATGAAAGCACTATAAGAATAGCGACAGGACTAAAAGAAGGAGATATTGACCCATTACTAGATGGTAATGAATGTCCTATCGTCAACCCAGAAGTACCAGAAGGGGAAGGTCCAATCCCAGAACCACCTATCAATTTGTTTGTGGTCGAGGACCCACTCCCACCCGAAATCAATTCAGATTACACAGGAACCACTTTAAAACCAAGCACTTACGATATCAATAATGCTATCGATAAGGTAATTGAGTGTAACTGTGATTGTTGGGTGAATTGATACCCAAAATACTAGTATTATAAAGATCAAGTAGTTACAATAACTACTTAATATGTCTTATCTAAAGGTATTGGGCAACCAACCGTAGGAGAAAGAAGATGGAGAAATCGTTACAAAGTATAAATCTGTTTATAGGACTGTTGTTTGTGACATTGTTGACTTTTATGGTAAGCACTAATAGAATCAACATCATTAAAGCAAACAAGGCTTATAACACAGAAAGTGTAGAGACTGTTGAGAAGAACCTTAATTGTTTGGCTCTCAATATCTACAAAGAAGCCGGTTACGAGCCTTTCGAAGGAAAGGTAGCCGTAGCACAGGTTACTATCAATCGCACTAAAAACCCAAACTTCCCAGATACTATCTGTGGAGTAGTGTATCAGAAGAATGCATTCATGGGTAAAGTAGTATGCCAATTCAGTTGGTATTGCGATAGCGTACATAGACTACGCCCAGTAAACAAACAAGCCTACGAAGAAAGTTATAAAGTGGCTAAGATGGTTTATTTGGAAAATTTCAAGTTGGAGAGCGTAAAGAATGCATTGTACTACCATGCAGATTATGTAAGTCCAAATTGGGGTAAAAAGAAAGTAACCAAGATAGGAGCGCATATTTTCTATGAATGATCTTAAACCTAAAATCGAAAGTAATATCATGGACAAAGTTTACGACATGACTAAGCGTTTTTTCAGACGCATGTGGCTAGAGTTCAAGGCTAGCATTCGTAAAGTCACAATCGACGGTATCGGTTGGACTGCATTGCTCACATTACATGCAGTCACGATTCCTACATTGATCGGCTTGATGACTGGATTGAGCGACAAGACACCGCCGATCGACATGGTCTTGATTCTGTGGGTCGGTATGGCATTGTTCTACTTCAAGAGCATCCTTGAAAAGAACATAGTCAGCATCATCATTATTGGTCTTGGTTTTATCGCACAAAGTGTTTTGATGGCTCTTGTTTTCTTTAAATAAGAGTGTGAGCGAAGAATCTAAAAAACCAAATTCAGCAAAAGGACAAGAGAGTTTCGACATAACAGTTGGAAACTCTCTTGTTTCCTTTTTCAATAGGAATGCGACCAACTATCCTACAGAAGTAGGCGCACCTAAATTCGACCTAGTTCCAGTCACTAAGCAAAAAGACATCATGCTCAATGTGGCTAGATTACATGCTAGCCAAGAATATGATCGTATCATGGAACTTGTCAATGTCTTACAACGACAAGCACAACAGATTCAGCATAGATTGAAACTTACCGACATGGTGCATGGAGCAAAATATAGTTTCCAATTGTACCATAATCAATGCTATTGGCTTGCTTTCGACCATAGAAAGAATTACACTATACTTACTCCATTAGGTCCTAATGATTGGTCTACTGGAGTTCCCAAAGATTACGAGTATATCACAAGAGTAAAATGGTTAGGTGATTATACTTGGATAGAAGTCAACCCCGATGGAAGTGAAGGAACACAGACATTATGACTATTAGTAGTAGTCCAGAACGAAATACTTTTCAGATGGAAGGTTATATCGAACGATGCAAGCAAGAAGGCAAAGAACCTTCACAAGACTACCTCGACATGTTTTTAAAAACTCAACGAGATAGCATGAGTAAATTTGATGATCCTGAATCACATATAGACAACCTCGAATACGATTTGCGCACCAATGACTGGATACTAGAAAAAGTTCGCAATAGTGAAGTCTACGCACAAAATCTATATGCCAGTATGTGCAATACTGATTTCGTAAAGAATGATGTATGGCCTATACTTACTGAAAAGAAATGGCATTGTAGTTGGCGTTATGCCGGTGGGATTATTGCCGATATGCGACAAGAGGGCGATTACATTGATTGGTACTGCTCTGGCATTAAAAATAGTTTAACTGATGACGAGTTGAAAGAATTGACAAAAGAGCAATCAGAAAGATACGAGATCACCAAACAATTTGTAGGTGAAGGGTATGTCACAGACGAGATCAGAAATGATCTATTAAAGTTGGGTTGGATAGTTATTGAAGATGACGGATCTTTAGTATAAATACTTTTATGAATCTTAATAACATTAAGACCGGCGTTAAACTTATTAAAGAGATAATTGCTAATAGTAAGTCAGAGAAAGCGCCGTGGCATAGAAAAAACCAAGCAGAAGTCGCTAAAAAGATCCACGCGACAAGGCCAAATAAAGAGCAGAAATGAAAAAGCAATGTCATAATTGCACAGTTCAAGATTCTAAGCCTGACCTTTTTCAAAGATATTTAAATTACTCCATGACTTTCATAGTCGCGGCTATCTTTTGTTGGGCTACCTTGAAACAATTTAACTTATTGTAGGGTGTACTATGAGTAACGAACAAACAAAAGTAAAAGTAAGTAAGCGTAGATTAAAAGATGATAATGCAGTTCGTAAACAAGTTAAAATCGCAAAAGCGCATGGGTTAACAAATAAAGACAAAGCAATAAAAGAACCCCACAGATTAGCAAAACATCATGCTATGGATTGCGGAATTCCCGGCTGTATATTATGCGCTAATCCTAGACACAACAAAATGCTTAAAACAAAAGATAAGTTGACTATTCAAGAAAGAAAGTTCTTTCAGACATTCAAAGATACAGGAAAAGATACTGACGAATAAATAACGCAGTATGTCAAATGAAGTCAAATCACCGTGCGTAGCAGTATGCAGAGTCCGGGGTGGAATCTGCATAGGATGCTTTCGGTCTAGCAAAGAGATAGTAGAGTGGTGGGACGCCGATGTTTCTAGGAAGCAAGAAATAATCAACAGTGCCCAACAACGAAAGGCTGAATTTGAAGCTAGTTAGTACTTTACTAAATTTCTTACTATCTTTGTTATTGTTATTTGGATTTAGTTTATTAATCATACCTGGTATAGGTATGGTAATAGGATCCTTACGAAAAGTTTTGGGTCTGTGACAATCAACTAAGTATTTTACTGATTCAGAAACCTATAGGAGAAACCATATGAAAACAGTCGGAGATAAGTTAAAGCCATTCGCAATTACTGGTGTTAAGCCAGGTAAGTTGACCCCAGATGATGCATTCGAAACAATTACGGAAAAGAGTTTTGAAGGCAAGTGGAAGGTAATCGTATATTACCCAAAAGATTTCACATTCGTTTGCCCAACTGAGATCGTTGCTTATGACAAGTTGAACAAGGATTTCGCTGACCGTGATGCCGTATTATTGATCGGCTCAACAGACAATGAATTCTGTAAGTTGGCATGGCGTTCAGCGCATGAAGATTTGAAGAAGACTAGTAGTTGGATGTTCGCTGATGTCGCCCGTGAAACATATAGCGAGAATGACGGCTATCATAATCATAGCCTAATTGAGCAATTGGGAATTTTCTATGCCCCAGCCGGCGCCGCACTACGCGCAACATTTATTGTTGACCCCAACAATGAAATTCAACATGTTACTGTCAACAACTTGAATGTTGGTCGTAGCCCAGAAGAAACATTGCGTGTATTAGACGCTTGCCAGACAGGTGAACTATGCCCATGCAATCGTACTATCGGTGGTGCAACACTCTAAGAAAGTAGGATGTAGTGAATGAGTCCAAGACGAGAAGCCTGGCTAAAGCCGTTAGTTGGCGTATAACAGGAACAGTCGATACATTTATCATCAGTTTTTTTGTGACGGGCGAAGTTGCATTAGCAGGCGCCATTGCAGTGACGGAAGTAGTGACTAAGATTTTCTTGTATTGGGCTCATGAGCGTGTATGGAACAAGGTAAGTTGGGGTAAAAATAATGATTGAGTGTCTAATATTAGGTGATAGCATAGCAGTAGGAGTTCACTCTACACGCCCTGATTGTGCCGTGTATGCAAAAAGCGGAATCAACAGCAGGGATTTTGTCAATAGATATATAGGCAAAGACCTTGTTGCTGAAACCGTGTTGATTAGTTTAGGTTCAAATGACTATAAGCAAATCAAGACGAAAAACGAATTACTAGATTTAAGATCACAAGTAGTGGCAAAAAAAGTATATTGGGTCATCCCTGCTATCAAACCAGAGATACAAGAAATAGTCGAGGGGGTGGCAAACAAACATGGAGATTGGATAATTAGAATTCCTAATCTTTCATCAGATGGGGTTCACCCTACAAGACAGGGCTATAAAAGAATTGGAGAAATAATAAAATGAGAAATTGGGTAGAAATAATCAAGGATAGTATTCCTGATCATAGTAAAGATATTCGATTGAATCTTGACAGCGTGATCAATCGTAGTCCGTTAAGTGTAGAAGACACACATGCGTGTGCATTAGTGGCTGCATTGGCAGCAGGTAATGGAGAGTTAGCATATGCTATCATGACTAGCGGTGAACTAGACAACTTCACAGCCGAGATGGAAGCAGCCAAGACGGCTGCTAGCCTAATGGGCATGAACAATGTATGGTATCCATTCGTTGAGATGTGTAATGATCCTGAACTAAAAGGCTTACCTGCAGGACTACGCATGAATGCTTATGCGACACACGGTGGAGTATCAAAGAAGAAGTTTGAACTATACGCTATGGTAGCAAGTGCTATCGGCAAGTGCCACTTTTGTGTGAAGAATCACTATGATGTTCTTAAGAAAGAAGGCATGACTACTGCTGAACTACATCACGCAGGTAAGATCGCTAGCGTGATCAATGCTATCGGCAAAGTAGCGGCACCTATGTAATCACTTATAGCCGATCACACAATATCGGCTATATGGATTTATCTCATAGTCAAATTCTTTAGACCCTAGAAATTTTACTTCAGATAACTTAAACTTATCGAGGAAAGTTTCTAGGGTTGTGTTTGGGTTCTTGATCTTATATATAGGGTCATTGACGATACCTAAACTCATACTCTGTAAACATACAAGTTTTCCCTTAGGTATGTTATCAAACCAGACGGTAGAGTCCATGTGTTCTACGCTACAGTTTATGATCACATCATATTGATCATAGTTGTATGTGTTAGCATCGGCCAATTCATTTTTGAATGGATTGAACTCTTCGAATCTCCATGCTTCGGTTAACTTATCTGCTATGTCGATGGCTTCACTATCTATATCTATGCCCATGATCTTGAGGCCCAGATGTGGATTCCTGATCATAAGTATCATACCCATGACATTATGCCAGCATCCTAAAACTAGTATCTTACTATCGGGCTGTAGATAAGTCTCTAATAGTTCACATAGCCATATTTTGCTATGCATCTGCCCATGACTGAAACTTTGAAAATCCATATGAATATTTAATGACATGCTACTATGTATAAATAAAACGACGGACTCAAAGAGAGTCCTTTTCTATTTTTAATAACAGGAGTAATTTATGAAGAATGTAATCGTTACTGGTTTGATCGCTTTAGCATTAGTTGGTTGCGGTAAGAAGGAAGAAGTTGTAGTTGAGGCTCCAGCAGCCGCCCCTGCTCCAGCTGCCGATGCTTCAGCCCCAGCCCCAGAAGCAACACCTGCTCCAGCAGCCGGTGGTGCAGTTGCTAAGGAAGAAGGCAAGGTAGAACTTAAGTAATAAAAAATACCCTTATAAGGGTATTAATAATTACAAGGCATAAATAAATTCACTATGAACAACCTAACACTCTTATCCAAACATTGGTGTGACATACAGATTAGTATGTCAAGTGCCTATGCCTTTGGATCAGAGACACCACGCAACCAAAGAGATAGGATGCCCGGGTGATGTAAGTTGTTGATTTATAACGAATTTATGTCCCGGGCCTAAAAAACCCGGGATTTTTATTTTTGAGGCTTGACAAATGATTTGGGAGGGTGCATAATACGATCTGTGTTGAACATTAAAAGGAGACACAGATTAGTAAAAGTTTGAAACAAGGCTTGACACGCACATGAATTTGTGCGATGATAGCAGACTAGTGTGAAATTGAGGAAACGAGGTCCTCGCAGCCGCACTTTAAAATTGCTGTGAACGGGCGGACTGTAGGATGAAGCACTTCTTGTAGTGTGAAAAATTACAGGTTGGGGCATGACCCCAACATAGCAAAGTTTACTTTGCTATTCTATAAGCATATACTAGAAAGAAGCCCCGTACTTTTGATGTATGGAAAAGGCAAGTGTATGCTTATAGAATAGTAAATAGTTCGTTGCCCATCTAGCTCAGTTGGTAGAGCACCTGATTAGTAATCAGGATGTCGGCGGTTCGATCCCGTCGATGGGCACCATGTACAGATT